GGCATCAATAATAAATTAATATCAAATTCGTCTTGATTACTTAATATATTAATTGCATCTTCATATGAAGTTTTTCCCGATCCGGCTGTTTCTGGCAATAATCCTTGAGACTGCAATCCAATGTTTTCATAAAAATTTGCTGGTACTTGTACTGTTCCATCACTACCTCCAGAAAAGGTTCCAGAAACTGCTGCTGGAAGAGATCCTGAAAGTGAATTGGTTCTTATAGTACCGTTAGAATTTAAATAATTCATAGTAGTTAAACCAGGTGCTACTCTTACATATTTTGATTTATTTGGATAAGATCCTGATAATTGAAGGAATGGTGATGTTGTTCCACCATCTCTTACTGTCATGACCTGGTCTCCAATTACCTTAGCAATATAATTTGGTGAATTAGGATCTAACGTCAAATTATTATATTGTTCCATATATGTTTTACGCTTAATCGTATCATCACCTCTTCGTATACCTAAATTAAAAGTTCCTTTTGCATTATTTACATTTGATATTTCCCATCGCATGTTATCTACTGAACCAGATTGTTGTACTAAAGCATTATTTGTTGTTTCATCAGATGTTGAACCTGAGCCGTCTGTAGATGCTTGGGTTCTTCCACTATTCATTAATTTCCCATCAGCTAATGTATGTAGTACAAAAGATGGTCCGGCATTTGTACCGGTTGTAGTACTAGTTCCTCCTGCTGTCGTAGCTACTACATTACCAACGCCTGCTGTTGCAGAACTGGTTGCCATTGTTATGCCATTATATGTTGTGCCGGCTGCTGATCCTGATATTCCAAATAATCCTGCTATAAAAGATGCTGAAACTGATCCTGATAATGCTGAATTATTTACTTCTATAGTTAAGTTTGTAGCTGTTGCAGTTACAGACGAACCGGTGGAAAAGAAATAAAGTTTCCCATCGGGATCATCAGCTGGTATAGGATCGCCAGATGCAATAAATCTCCATGTTGCACTATTTTCATCTACGATTCGCATTTCTTGATTATCTACCCATGCTGCATCAAAAGTAACAGATGCGCTCGCAAAAGTGTCACCGGTGGTGGTTGTTGTTCCTGATGAAGCAACGTTTGATTGTGCTCCACTATAAGAACCGGCTAATATTCTTACTACTGTTAATGTATTTCCGGCATTTAAATATGATTTAGCAGTATATGATGTTAAATACTGATATGATTTTTCTGATGCTCCAGAACCGCTTATAAATTTGTCTCCAAATATTTGTTGGTATTCAGAATAGCTACTTACTATTTTTGGTACGCCTGCTGGTCCTTTTACGGTTGGGCCTACTACTGCGGCGCCAATAGCAGCAATTCCTGCGGGTAAAAACGATTGATCAACTTCTCTCGTAAATACGCCAGGACTTACAATTTTTTCGGCCATTATATACTCCTTTTTATTTCTTTAAATTTATTAATAAATATGTACATTAAATGTTAAACATATTATTCTGCTGGCTTAAATGTACCACTATCTAAATCAAGTGTTCCGGCGCCATATTTTTTATTTAATTCTTCAACTAAAGCTTTTTCTTTTTCCTGTAACGATTTAAAATCTTCTTCTGCTTGAGCTTCTGCTCTATATAATTCTTCTAATCGTTGTTTTGTTAAAAATATTTCAATCTTTAACTGTCCAAATTCAACTACTTTATTTGAACTTGCATCTCTTAATTTAGAGACTTGTTTAACTTCTTCATCCGTAAACTTTATTTCCTGTGCCATAACGTATAATTCCTTTTTTTAAAATAACTAATCATAAATAAATATTGAAATATATTTCAAACCAACCAATTATTTTCTGTAATTTTATAGAAGTTTTTTGAAATTTCCATTCGTATTATCAGTATATCCTTCAGGTGGAGGGTTTGTTACATTTGCATTAAATGTCTCAGTCTCACCTTTAAAAGAAATCCGTTTGACTGAATATGCCTTTTTCATAGTTTCTTGACGCAACTCATCTTGCATTAATAATGTACCTTTTGTTAGTAATGGTAACGTAGCTCTCACCATTCTATCCTGACCAATATCGTTCATAGTTTCAAAAGTATAATCTTGTATGTAGGTTGTAAATTTCCATGTATCACCCCAAGCAAATCCACCCGTTGGCATGATCTGTTCAATTATCGAATTTAACTGTTCTACATATTCTGCCCAAATAAATAATTCATATGCAACATCAATAAATTCTGGGACTGCGGTTACAAAAAATTCTTCGGTTGGTTTTGAATTTTGTAACATGCTAAATCTATCATATTTATTAGCCAATGTATATTTGTTTTTCATTAATTGAGCATTGCCGGCAGGATTAAGATTAACGTCTAATTTCTTTAACATATCTCGTTCAGTAATTGTCGATCTCCGTAGTGTCATTAACGGTGTCATTAACTTACCAGTTGAATCTCGCATATAACCATGTTTCTGTATCTGACTCCATTTTTCTCCATTTGCGTAAGATAAAGGAACATCTAAAGTATTATCATTTTCTATAATTTGGGGCCGGATGGCATTTCGTATGTACCACATTATCGCATAGTCAATATCATATATTGTACATCTAGGAGTTTTAACTGTATCAGTGTCTCTACGTACCTCATTGGCTCTTCCGGGTACATCTTGTACAGGATCGCCGGCGGTACCAGCATCTCCAGTTATACCTGAATTTTCTATAAACGTTGAATATGTTCTATGTAATTTTGGTTTTGCCATATATTATAAATTCCTTGGTAATTGATATTCAGTATTTACTCCGCCGCTTCTTACTTCTACTAAATTTAATCTATTTCTTCTGGTTACATGGGTATCACAAACAATACTTACACTATACCCAAATTCTGTTATTTCTCCTTCTGTAAATCCTAGATTTGTATCTGGATTCCTTCCTGACCAATATTGGCTACCATGTACGACATCAACTTCATGATATTCTAAATCCCACCATAAGATATCTCCAGTTTCGATTATAGCACTAATATCTTTTAAATCATCCCGGAGGAACGCAAAAGTACCGGTACGTGTACCTTCTAATCCATAATCATCTCCTGCCATTTCTAATGGTTCTTTAAGTACCAAACAATGTAACTTTACAGGTCGATAATATTGTTTATTATCCGATTCACCGTATATATTTTCGCGTGTATCAGGCAAAGAAAGTTTATACCATTCAATTTCAACATCAACATATCGGTTAATAAGTTCTCTATTAACACTTCTAATTAAACTTGCATCTCTGCCACTTCCAAATAAAGCCATAATTATCCTACATAAATTTTAAGCGGTATCTTATTTAATTGCAATTGTAAAGCATCAGACTCAGCTTGTTTTCTTTCTAACTGAGCTTGTCTGGATAAAGTTTCTAACGTTTCTTTTAACTCAAGTATTAACGCTTCCTTTTCTGTGCCGGCCGCGGCAATTAGATCTGCTCCATTTAAAGTTAATTCTGCGTTAGGTATTGGTAACGTTGCATACTTTCCTCTTATATAACCTAACATTTCTTTAGCTAGAGCTAGTGTATATTTTCTAATCCATTGTCGTCCGACTGAATTAATAGTCGTATATTTCATATTATCATACGGAATATTACTATAATCTGATATACCAGCGTAATTACTACGTAATGGCCGGCCACGATCAGCTTGATCTATATAATTAAACCATAACTTAAAATTATAAGTAGGGATTGGAAATAATCTCAATCTACTGTCATTAGTCAATTGAAATCCGTATCCAGATTTTCGTATCTGATCATTAAATTCTATTCCTTGAATTCGAAGTACATCGGCATACATCGGCATCATCATAAATGAAACGCCGGGAGAATAATTACCCCATCCAAACATTTCTAACATGTTCTGGGATCCTAATCCAGTACCTATAAATGGATCAAAATATTTTACTATAGCAGGTGGTGGGTCATGGAATATTCTAGTTACTTCAAAATTAGTAGTTGCTGGAGAACCACTTTCGAATGACACCAGACTAGTATCTGTTAAATCATAAAACGACTTACCGGTGGTAACTGTTAAAGATCCGGTGTAAACATTATATGTTCCTCCACTACCAGCTTCAGAACCATATTCTTTAGCTAAAGTAATTAGCCCACCAAAATTTGCCGATACATATTTTTGTGTTAAATTAGAAGATGTCGATTCGCCTTGCAAATTAATTAAGTTATCACGTATATTAGATGTATTTACTTGATTACTATATTCTGATACTGCTTCTTCTAAACAAGTATAAAAGTTTATATCCTGAAGTTCAATATCATTTATTGGATACCCTAATCTTCTCGCACACCATTCGGCAGCATTATCTGCTTCGGTTTGAAATAATAGTTCATTATCATAAAATCCGAATGGAGTATCTCCTGGAAAGAATGATGATGATCCGGGCCAAATTGGAATGTTTACTGCCATGGTTTACCTTTTAATATAAATATTGAAAAATATTTTATTTAATTGATTTCTATAAGGGTTGTATTATTTGGATTTATCATTATATTCCCTTTGTTTGTAACGTAAAGTTTTTTAGAAGCTGATAATATAATTATCATTGGAGGATCCCCACTTGTATTAACTTGCAAGGGTTCCGTATATGTGTTATATCCAGTTGCTTCTATAGTTAATGTAGTATTAACAACTGGAATTCCCTTTACTGTATAAATTCCGTCTGAATTGGTAGTTCCTGATAAATTTGTTAATGGTGAAGTAGTAGAAACAATTGATACTGATGTCCCGGATATATAAGCGTTATCTGAATTGATAACTATTATATCTCCTTGAAAATAATTATTAGCTTCTAAAGATATACCATATATACGACTTTCTGCAGAAGTTATAGAGATACCATTTATTCTTGTGGCAGCTTGCTCAATTGAAATTCCATATATTTGTAAACTATCGTAGCTCATTATAATGATCCTGACATATCTATTCTTAATGTCATTTTTAGTTGTAAATATCTTGCTGATATATTTGAATAACTTCCTGAATCATACAACTGGTCTCCACTACCTGTTCCGTTTGAATTAATTCTAGGTTCTTGGCCCCATTCAAATATCCTATAAGTTTCAGATGATAAATCAGAAGCGTTTCCATATCTCATTTCATACTGATATCTAGTAGGATTGTTGTTTAATGCCCCAGAAGGATATGTAGAAGGTGCTGCAGCATTTGGTGCTGATGTAGTAAATCCTATTCCTATATTATCAATAATTTTTGGTGCACCTTGATCGATAACAGCAGATATTATTGACCCCGAGTGTTCACTGCCATCAATTTGAAACCCTCCTAATGATGAAGTTGTTATACCCTGCCATGTAGCCCCACCCATAGGATGTAATGGGTTTGTAGAACTGCTTTCATAACCATATGCTATAGATGGAGTAGTACCCCCTAATGGCATAATTCCTATTCCATTAGTACTTTTATACATTAAAGATGAAGATATACCGAACTTTATTCCATCTGCTAAATTGTTAAACATGCCTGAACCTGAGAGTTGGGTATTGTAATCTAATTCGTTTACATAATAACAGTCTCGGTATATAGAAGTTATTCCTACTTGCATAGCAGCACTCCAACTTGGATGTGCAGTATTAAATGTGCCGGTATTATTATCAATTATACCTATAGGATCAACGTCTGAAGGTCCATATGTGAGAAAGCCTCCATACGATGCTCCCCCACCCATGTAATCGTTGCTGTTGTAGGTGTAATCTGATAAGTTGGTATCATAATATGCTACTCGGGTGTTAGCTGTAAAAACACATCCTTTGAAGGAAGTTCCTTGGTCTGGAGTACCTGACCATACAAATGCGTTTGGATTATCCAAAATACATCCATTAAACATTTGAGCATTGGCGGTGTTACGACCGGTGGCAGCATCAGCTATTAAACCAGTCGTGTTAGAGTTTCGTAAAACACAATTATTGTATGTTCCGGTTTCCAACTCATTGGTTTTCCAATTACCACAACCTTCAAATGTGCAGTTAGTATAATTAGCATAATAAGGATTATTATATCTTTGTCTATAATCATTCATTTGTATGATGTCTCTAAAACCACAATCAACGTACTGTGGTTCTTGTTGTTCTCCAGTATCTAATTGAAATGTCCAATTTAAAAAGTTAATATTTTTGAACCAATTGAGGAGATGATATCCTGTTAAGGCAAATGTATTACCTGTTCCTTCAACATATACTTCCCCATCTCCTTGAAATGTATGATACCCATAAGCACTACCCATTGCAATAGTTTCTTGATATACTCCAGTACCTATTATTATCTGTTTATAATCTCCTGCTGCTTGTGCCGCAGTAACTGCAGCTCCTATTGTTTTAAATGGAGCAGATGGATCTGTTCCTGCATTACTATCGTTTCCACCTATTGTTGATACAAAATAATCTCCGGAAAATTTAAAATGATTAGCCATGTTATTTTTCTTCTCTAGTTAATTTAGTTTGGGTAGCACTTATTGCATACTCACTTGATTTTTTATAATAAAAGGAAGTTATTATTCTATAATTGTATATATCATATGATGTATCAATAAAGGTTTGTGTATCTCTTTTTGGTAAATCCGGATTAGGACCTGGTATGAATGCTGATGCCATATTATTATTTTGCATAACTGCTGTACAAAAATCAATAGAACCAGAATATTCATCTGTTCTTGGTTGGTGATATATATCTAAGTTTGTGTTTATCTTAGATCCATTTGGTAATATAACTATTGCCATTTCATTTTCCTTTTATTAATAAATATTAAGTTACTAGTATTTCAGTCACTAATCCATCACTATATGAATAGGTATATAAATTTTTTACTCCGTCTGAACCTGTTAACGCTATGGATGCAATATTTCCGTCTGCGAATGAACCACTATAAAGTATATTTGTTATTTGAGTTGAAGTCGGACTAAATGATTTAGTTACTTGTATTACATTACTTCCACTATAAACCAAACTACAAGATGTAAATAAAGATCTTTGCGTTCCAAGTACTGTTAATGATCCAGATAAGTCTGCACCGCCTCCTATAAAATTGTCCGCAATCATTGATCCTGTTACAGATACTGAACCAGTTATATATAATGATTGAGAATAAGTAACGTTATATAAATTTACAGTATC